TTTCTTCAGTAAGTATGGCGTAGGCCCTGACCAAACAGAAGAAGCCGTTGCAGCGGAAACAGAGGGCTATCGAAAATTCGGCAGAGGCATTGCCAGAGGTCTACCGCTCATGGCTGGTCTGCCAGCGGACCTGGGCCAAGCTGTAATGAAAATGAAGTTTCCAGAGCAGTTTAAAGAGGTAGATTTTTTCTCTGCGCCTTTTGGTGGAGAAGACATTGCCAGACGCATGGGACTTGAAAGAGAAGGAGGCGGCTTAGAAACACTCGGAGAAATTGTATCAGGCATGTACAACCCAGAGCTTGCTGCAAAAGGTGTGTTGGGTCTTGCTACTTCTCGTGGTGCTCCGTTTATTGAAAGACAAATAGACAAATTAATTCGATCAGGAAAAATGAAAGGCGCCCGTGCTCCAGAAGACAGGCAGTCCCTGATGGACGTGATGAAAGATTTTGGACAAGAAAAAGTTTGGGCAGAGCGTTCTATGAAAGACGTGGGTACGCCTTGGCAGGTGGGAACCAAGGAACAGCTTAAAGACTACATGGATGTTGCTGATGATTACATCAACAACTCCAGAAATACCCTTTATGGAAATCTCGATGAAGTAGAAGGCGTGCTTTATAACATGCGTAAAGTCACCGATGAACTCGAAGAGTTTGGCATGATTCCATTAAAAGGAGCGCCTGGAAAAAGAGACCCTCAAATTTTAGAAGAAGGAAAAATATATTTTCATAACAAGGCACACAGTCGAGGAGATTTTGACAACATAGATGGATTTACAAGCAACCCAGACCTAGGAATGGAAATTGTTCTTGGCGGTAAAGACGGCATGGCGGACGCGGTTATTAATATGAACATGTATCCAGACATTAAAAACCAGTTTGGTGTAGGTTCTTTGCGTTCACACACAGCACGGGGCGGACAAAAGCTTTTAAACAAAATAAAAGGCCCTGTTTTAGATAGGCTCGGTATCGAAATTCACATGTCTCCTTCTTACACACCAAGTTGGAAAACAAGGAAAATTGGTTTGTTAGACAATCATTTTACTCAATTAGATAAAAAAGCAGGAAACACAAACTTTGCAGACGCCTATAAAAAACAAATAAGTGATTATGCAAAAAGCTTAAAGAAAACCGAGACAGGCTCACAAGAAAAACTTGTAAAGTGGTACAAGCGGAACGGTTTTGAACACGTCAGCGGAGACAGGGGGTCCATGGTCCGTCGTCCACAGCCCTATGACGAAACAAAACAAATCGTTAAAAAAGGAGTAGGTGGACTTATAGCCGCGAACAATACTCGTTCCGCTAGAGAAGAACGCATAGCAGAACGAGAAGAAAGAGACAGGATAAGAAAACAAAAAGAAGAATCAATCATTAAAGGTATAGATGAAAATCTTAACCCACTACAAAAAGCATCTCTTATTCCTGTACCTGTTGCTTCTGATATAGCAGGTGTAGCAGGAGATATACAGATGTATCTTGAAAACCCTGAAACAAGATCAGCAGGAAATTATATGCTTAGTGCTGCTGGTTTATTACCTTTTGTCCCTGCTGTTGGTAGTGTAAAGGCTTTACCAAAAACATATCACGGAACAAAAAAACCTATGCCTTCAAAATTAGAAAAATATGAAGATTATACTTCTAAGGGTTCTATTTATGGTGATGGTCTTTATACAACATCTAAAAAAGATACTGCAAAAGGATATGCAGGAGATAAAGGAATTATTTATGAAACAACACCGAAAAAAAGAAATACAAAATTGTTTAATATGGACGATAAAATTCCGTCAAGCATAAAACAAGAATTAAAAAAATACAGTGGTGAATTTGAAAACGAACTTTTAGATTTTATAGATGAAAACCCAAAAGCCTCGTTGGTTAATCTTTATGATGAAATGAGAGAGTTAGCTCCTTATAGGGAAATTAGATCAGATGAAGTTTATGATATAATTCACGATTTAAATAATGTTTTAAGAAAAGAAGGATATAAAGGTTTAAGACATAGAGGAGGTGTTTTAACTGGTAGCCCTGAACACGAAGTAAATATTTTTTTTAATCCACAAAAAGATTTAAATATTAAGCCTATGTCAGAATGGTACACAGATAAACAATTAAAGGCATTAAAAAAATCTAAAAAAGGAGTAGGTGGACTTATATCCACGCACAATACTCGTTTGCGAAGACCCTAAAACTTATATAAACTACTTAAACACATTCGGAGAAATAAAATGGCAAAAGCCCCTAAAATAATCAAAGGCTTGGAAATAGAAGGCCAAGGTTCTGTCCCTTACGCAAAAACAACAGAAATGAAAACCAGCAAAGGACCACAGCCGGGCGCCGGAAAAGGTAAATCTAAAGGCGGTAGAGCCGCTGAAAGAGGCACCAACTTTACAGGCGTATACTAGAAACTCATGGTAGATGAATTTAAACAGCCGACTAATATTGATCGGGTCACGGATCTTATTGACCTAGACATTGAGGCTGGTCAAGAGGTCGAAATCGAAGCACCTCTTCCGGAAGACATGGATATTGAAGTCAACTTTGCTCAAGACGGCAGCGCCGTTCTTGACTTCATGCCAGACGAAATGAACGTCGAAGCCATGATTCCGTTTAACGCAAACCTTGCGGAATACATGGATGAGGGAGAACTCGGTGCATTATCGGCGCAACTCATGGGCGATTTTGAAGAAGATCGAATGAGTCGTGACGAATGGGAAGATGCGTACGTCAAAGGACTGGACCTGCTTGGGTTTAGGTATGAAGACCGAGACAGACCTTTCCCCGGAGCCAGTGGTGTAACACACCCCTTGTTGGCGGAAGCGGTCACACAATTTCAAGCACAGGCGTTTAAAGAACTGCTTCCAGCAAAAGGCCCTGTAAAAACAGAAATCATTGGTGCGGCAACACCAGAAGTAGAAGCGCAGGCAGATCGTGTGCGCGAGTTTATGAATTATGAAATCACGTGTGTCATGGAAGAGTACACACCTGAGATGGACCAGTTGTTATTTTATTTACCACTGGCCGGTTCTGCATTTAAAAAAGTTTATTACGATCCTTCACTGCAAAGAGCAGTCAGTAAGTTTGTTCCAGTAGAGGATTTGGTTGTGCCGTATGCGGCGAGTGATTTAGAAACATGCAGTAGAATTACACACGTTGTTAAAATGAACTATAACGAAGTTCGTAATCAACAACTGTCTGGATTTTATCGTGACATAGAGATTACACCAGCCTACAACACCACACAGACCGTTTCACAAGACAAGATAGAAGAGATCGAAGGCATCAGTGGCGCGGGCAACGACATGATGTATGAACTATTGGAGTTCCATGTGGTCATGGAAATGCCAGGATTTGAAGATCCAAACGGGTTGCACCTACCTTTTATTATTACAATTGACAGAACCTCTGGAAGAGTCTTGTCAATTAGACGTAACTACTATGAAGAAGATCCACTAAAACAAAAAATTACTTATTTTGTTCACTACAAATTTCTCCCAGGACTGGGTTTCTACGGATTCGGTTTAATTCACATGATTGGAGGACTCTCCAGAACCGCAACAGCAGCTTTGAGACAATTAGTTGACGCAGGAACCCTGTCCAACCTTCCGGCTGGTTTTAAAGCCAGAGGCATAAGAATCAGGGATGATGAGACGCCTTTAGAACCCGGTGAATTTAGAGACGTGGACGCACCAGGAGGCGCTCTAAGAGATTCTTTGATGCCTCTCCCTTATAAAGAGCCAAGTGGAACCTTATTCCAATTAATGGGCTTTTGTGTAGAAGCCGGTCAGCGGTTCGCGGCCATTTCAGACATGCAAGTTGGAGAAGGAAACGACCAAGCGGCAGTCGGAACGACATTGGCGCTTATGGAACAGGGGACCAAGGTCATGTCCGCGGTCCACAAACGACTTCATTACGCACAAAAAACAGAATTTAAGATATTAGCAAGAGTTTTTTCTGAGTTTCTTCCGCCAGAGTACCCCTATCAGGTCGTTGGCGGAGATCAGATGATAAAACAGTCGGATTTTGATAACCGTGTCGACGTTATTCCGGTTTCTGATCCGAACTTTTTCTCTTTTGCGCAACGTATTTCACTTGCGCAACAAGAGCTACAACTGGTGCAAAGCAACCCAGACATACACAACATGAAAGAAGCCTATCGCAGAATGTATACTGCGTTAGGATCAGAGAATATTGACGCACTTTTGATGCCTGATCCTCCACCTCCTTCTCCGATAAGCCCAGCGCTGGAAAATGCGGCGGCAATGATGGGTACGCCTTTAACCGCTTTTCCTGAACAAGACCACGATGCGCACATAGAGTCGCACATTACGTTTTTAGAAAACGCCATGGCAAAAATGAACCCAATGGTGTCAACAAGCCTATTGTCAAACATTTTTCAACACATAGCGTTTAAAGCAGAGCAAATTGCTGAAGAACAGTTACAGCAATTGGCAGCAGAAGATCCGCAGTTGCAGCAACAATTGGCGCAAGAACAACAAATGATGATGCAACAACAAATGATGATGCAACAACAGCAGCCAATGCCGCCTAATCCACTAAGAGAACAAATGAAAGCGCAAGTCGAAGCAGACTTACTAGAAGAAATAATGCCACGAATAAACGAAATTATGGATGTAGCAGAAGGCAACGAAGGCGTATTGGCGTTGAAACAACAAGAACTTATGATAAGATCACAAGAGAACGAAGACGATAAGCGTATCGCCGAAGAGAAACTAGATCTTGAACGAGAGAAGATGCGCGTGCGAGAAGAGACCGACGAAGAGAAGATGCGCAGTCAAGAAGACATCGCAGCACTGAGAGCGCAAATATCTCGTGAAAAAATGGAACAAGCTAAGAAAAAATAATGCCAAAAACAAACCCTAAAACCGATCCTAAAGACCCTTATGAAGATCCTCTATACGACCCCAAGAAGGACGAAGAAGAGGGGCCTCGTACATATATTGGAGAAGGCAGCCCTACAGAAGAAGAAATAGAAGCCATGATTGCTGCGGCTCTGGGCAACCAACCAGATTTTAGCAATTTTATGACCGCGGCTGATGCGGAAGAATTATTTCAAAGCATGGACACAGGCCAGATTGAAGCCAACGTTTTACAGAAAATGGGCGTCCCAGATTTTCTAACAAACACTCAAGTACAAGACGCCATAAACCAAGCGCTTGGAGCAGCAGACTTTTTAAGTGAAGAAGACATTGCGCGAATAATTGCGCAACAAGGCGATTTAGATTTATCTGATTACTTAAAAACAGGACAAGCGGAAGAAATGTTTGTTGGTGAATCACAAGTTCAGCAAATGATTGCAGAAGGCCTTGCTCAAGGACTTAGCCCAGAAGAAATCCAAGCCATGATTGCTGAAGCAACAGGCGGTCAAATTAGCGAGGCAATGATACAGGAAATGATTGCTAACGCTATTGCAGGAATAGAAGCAGGTCAAGAAGGCGCATTAACACAAGAACAAATACAAGCCATGATTGATGCAGCAATGGGCGGAGGCATGACCGCAGAACAAGTTCAAAATATTATCGGAGACCAAGGATATTTAACAGAAGACCAAATCAAAGCCATGATGGGAGAGTCAGGGTATTTAGGACAAGAAGGAGTAGATGCTTCTGTTCAAGCTGCGCTCGATGCTGCATTAGGGCAAGGCGGGGCAATCGATTCTGCTATTGCAACCGCTATACAAAACCAACAAAAATACGACGTAGACACAGGAACACAACCTTCAACATACACTGCTCCCCCGGCTGGAGACCCTTACGGCGGACAGAACCCATACGCTTTAATGTTAGGACAAAATGCCGGAACAACACCTTTTGCTGGTGGAACAACCACAGGGGCAGAGAGCCCTTATGGAATAGCCGGTTTGAATCTTGGAAACACGGCAGACTATAACTTTAATATACCAACAACGTCTTCGGCGCAACTATACCCCACGGGAATAAGCTCTGTTTATTCTCAACCACCAAACAAAGGGATGCCTGAAAACGTGTTTTCAGACCCCAGCCAAGACCCCAATAACCCAATGTTTTACGGAAGTTCTTTGTTTAACACATACGGCGGCTAAAGGAGAATAATTATTGACAGCGTAGATTTTGCTTATAAACTATTGAAAATAGTACGAGAAAAGCAAGAAAGAGTACAAACGATGATGCTTAACGGCGAAGTAAAAGACTGGGAGCATTATCGCAATTTAACAGGACAAACAGAAGCTTTGGCTTATGTTATATCTGAGATAGATACGTTACTAGATAAATCAGGAGATTAAACTGTGAGTGACGCCACCACCGCCCTTGAAGAGAAGTGGGCGCAAGAAGAGGCAAGTAAAGCGCCTTTAGAAAAAGCTTACGAAAAAATTGGAAAGAAAAAATCGGACGAAGAAAAACTTAATCCGGAAAAGCTTTCTTCTGATTTATTAAGCCAGTTACCTAGCCCAACAGGTTGGAGAATACTTATTCTTCCTTATCGTGGAAAAACTCGAACCGAAGGCGGCATTTACCTCACAGAACAAACAATAGACAGACAACAACTGTCCACGGTCCTTGGTTATGTATTAAAGACAGGACCGCTCGCTTACCAAGACGAAGACAAGTTTCCAACCGGACCCTGGTGCGAAGAAGGAGACTGGGTGTTGTTTGGAAGATACGCAGGCTCTCGTTTTGACATAGAGGGCGGCGAAGTAAAAATTCTTAACGATGATGAGATCATCGCTAAAGTAGAAGACCCAGAAGCAATTCTGCACAATTATTAACATGAGGAGTAAATCATGCCAGCACAAGAACTGACAAAGACAGACGAAGAAAAAATGGTGGACCTGGATGTTTCCGGTCCCGCCGTTGACGTCGAACTACCACAAGAAGGCGCTATGATTACAGAAGTCGGAGAGGAAGAAGAAACAACCTCTCCCGAAATACAAGTAGAAAGCGCAGAAAAAACAGATAAAACCGAAGAGCTTGAAAACTACAGTAAAAACGTTAAAAAAAGAATAGACAAGCTAACCGCAAAACTGAGAGAAGCCGAACGCAGAGAGCAAGCAGCAACAACATTTGCTGAAAGCGTTAAGAAAGAAAACGAAGGTCTTAAAACCAGAAACAGTGCGTTAGACGGTAATTACATCGTAGAGTTTGCAAATCGAATCACCACGGAAACAGAAGCGGCAAAAGAGCAATTAAGGCAAGCAACTCAAAACGATGAGGTTGACAAGCAAGTAGAAGCGCAACAAAAACTTGCAAGGTTGGCTGTAGAAGCACAAAATCTTAAAAATTTAAACGAACAAAGAAAAGTGCAAGCAGATAAAACACCTGCCCCAACTACGTTGGATCAAGTTTTTGAAAACAACGTTGCAAACGAGACGCCTGCACCACCTGATCCAAAAGCAGAAGCGTGGGCAGCCAAAAACGATTGGTTTGGCAAAGACGCCGCGATGACTATGACCAGTTTTGTTCATCACCGTCAATTAACAGAGGAAGAAGGGTTTGACGGGACAGAAGATGAGTATTATGATGAAATAGATAAACGAATGAGAGCAGAGTTTCCACATAAATTTGGAGACGCTGTTCCACAAGAAGAAACCCGTCCCGCCCAAACGG